AACACTGGTGGCTCAACACAGAAGCCTCAATCTGTGGCAGATATGGTTGCTAACTGGGATCAAGGTGGTAAAGAAGCATTTGCCGCCATGAAGAAAAAGTAACCACTTAACCACATTTTAATTTTATATTTTTGAGGATGCTATAATGGCCGCTACAACTTCTACTACTCTTGACGATCTATTTGTCAACATCATCGCGCAAGCGCGATTCACTGCTGAAGAACAATCCCTAATGATGGGTCTGGTTACTCAGTACAACATTCAGAACCAAGCAGGAAAGACTATTCAGATTCCTAAGTACCCTGCTATTTCAGCCGCCGCTGTTGCTGAAGGTACTGATCTCAGCTCAACTACCGTATCTACTTCTAAAGTTGAAGTAACTATCGGTGAGGTTGGCGCACAGGTATTGCTTACTGACATGGCAACTTACGGTGCTGATTCCCCTGCTGAAGCAATGGGTACTCTGCTTGGTAACGCTATTGCTACTAAGATGGATACTGACTTGCTTGCTTTGTTCTCTGGCTTCTCTGGCGCATTAGGCGCGGCAGGACAGGAGATCACTGTTGCTGACTTGTTTAAAGCGGCCGCAACCCTGCGTTCTAACAAAGTAACCGGAAGCATGGCGGCTGTTGTACATCCGTTCCAAGCTTACCAGTTGAAGGCTAACCTAACTAACACCTTTGCTAATCCAAATGGTGGCGACTTGCAGAACGAAGCAATGCGTAATGGTTATGTTGGTACTATCGCAGGTATCGATATCTATGAGTCTGCCAATATCTCTGTTGACGGTAACGGCGATGCTGTAGCGGCTGTATTTGCCCCTGAAGCATTGGCTATTGCTGTTAAGCGTGACTTCAACCTTGCTCCTCAGCGTGACGAATCACTACGCGCTTGGGAACTCAACGCCACTGCTGTATATGGTGTTGCTGAGTTGGATGATGATTTTGGTGTCAAGATTACTGCTGACGCTACTATCTAAGTGTATCGCCCCCTTTTCGGAGGGGGCTTTTACTTGAGGTAATTATGGCTATAACTTATCGCGGTGAAAGGTTTGCGGGTTATAACAAGCCCAAGCGTACACCCAAGCATGGAACTAAAAGCCATGCAGTACTGGCAAAGGATGGCGACAAGATCAAATTAATTAGGTTTGGTCAAAAAGGCGCAGACACAAAACCTCCGCGCAAAGGTGAAAGTGAAGCTGATAAAGCTAAACGCAGATCATTTAAAGCGCGTCACGCTAAGAATATAGCAAAAGGTAAAATGTCTGCGGCATACTGGGCTGACAAGGTGAAGTGGTAATGGCATATAGTAATGATTCCGATTTAATGAAGCTAGTCCCCGACATTTTAAGTCTGGGTATAGAGTCATTTGTTCTAGAACACCCAAAGGCCAAGGCTGACATTGAACGTGAGTTACGCATTAAGTGGTGGCCGCGAAAGGGTCTATCTGGCGAAATGGATGCAAGCAAGTTAACTGGATCACAATTTACTATGGCATCAGCTTATTTGGTGCTGTGGCGTTATGCGCTACCGCAACTTACCAACTGGGTTGATGGCGATAGATTCGGTAACATGATCGACTTTTATAAAGCCCGATATGGCGAGGAATTGGAAGCTGTACTAAGCGATGGCATTGAGTATGATGCTGATGGCGATGGCACTGTGACCGATACGGAAAAGCAACCTGTAGGCCAGTGGCTAGATAGATGAAACTATCTGTTACGTCAAATGCTAAAAAGGTATCCCTGCGAATTAAAAAGCATGGGAAGGAAGTGTCTGGCAGTATAAAGAAAGCATTATCTATTACAGCGCAAAGCGGTATTAATATAATACAAGAGCGCACATCAAAGGGAATTGGTTATAAAGGTAAATTTAAGCCATATACTTCAGATTATGCGGCTTTTAGAAGGAGCAAAGGTAGAGGTGTATTGCCTGATCTTGAATTTACTAGCCAGATGATGTCGTCAATTACATCAAAGGCAGATAACGAAAAGGCGGTTATATTTTTTACCAGAGCAACTGAATCTAAGAAAGCGGCTATGAATGAAAAGACTAGGCCGTTTTTTGGTTTTTCTAGGCAAGAACAAAGACAGCTTAGTAAGATATTCTTTAAGGCAGTTAAATGAGTGTAAGAGAAAAGATAGCTGATAATATTGTTGATACTTTGCGGGATGTTGTTCCAAGCAAGGAAGTCAGCTATGTAACTCGTGAGCCATTTGACTTTACTAAGTTATCAAATGCTCAATACCCCGCTATATTGGTTCGCAGTGCGGGTGAGGATAGAAACGACAGCACCATTGGTGGGTCTGTCACGCAGAGGATGGCAACAATTAATTATGACCTTATATGCTATGTTAAAGGGGCTTTAATAGATACAGCCCGAAACAGAATCATAGAGGTAGTTGAGGAAGCACTTGATGTTGATAGGTATCGCGGCGGTAATGCGCTAGATACACAAGTTATCAATGTTGAGGTAGATGAAGGTTCTATTGATCCCATTGGTGGGGTCATTATTACAGTTCGTGTTGTGTATCAGTACACGCGCGGAAATATTTAACTTTAATTTGAGGTATTAATCATGGCGACTAAAACAGGCGCATCTGGAGTAGTAAAAGTACAAGTCTCAGGCACGACTGTTGCCGTGGTTGGCGAAGTACGATCTTTTACATTTGACGGTTCGGCAGACACTATTGAAGATTCTGTTATCGGAGATACTGCGCGCACCTACAAGCAAGGCCTTTCAACTAACACTGTAAGCATTGAGTGCTACTGGGATGAAGCAGACGCACAGCAGTTAATCCTAGATGAACGTGCTGATGTAGATTTTGAAATTTATCCTACTGGTACTGGCACTGGCGAAACGTACTTCTCTGGTGGCGGCATTGTTACTTCTCGCTCCATTACAGGTTCATTTGATGGCATGGTGGAAGCAAGCTTTACCATACAGTGCAGTGGTGCGATAACTGAAGCGCAAGCTTAATTAGGGGAGTATAAACCATGGGATTAGCTAGAGAGTTACGCAACAGACGAGAAGTAAAAGCACGAGAAGTATTAGTGCCTGCGTGGGGTGACGAATCTGGAGACTTTAAATTGTATTGCAGGGCAATTACCTGTTACGACTTAGATCAACTCCAGAAGAAGCACCCCAACTTCTTAAACAATACCACTATCGGTGCAATGGTAGATTTAATCTGCATGAAAGCGGAAGATGAAGGCGGTAACAAACTTTTTCCAACTGCTGAAGATCGCATGGATTTGATGGGCGAGGAAACTAATATTATTAGTGACATTGCAAATCAAATGTTTGCAGAGATCGAATCTATTGAGGCAATCGAGGGAAACTAAGAACCGATCAATCAAGGATGAATTTATTGTCTTTGGCTGATCGGCTTCACATTACAATAGCAGAGGCAGAGCAAATGCCTGTTAATCATTTTAATGAATGGTTAGCCTATTACAAAATAATGAGTGAGAGCGATGGCTGAAAACGTAAAGATTACGATAAGTGCGATTGATAAGACCAAGAAAGCATTTAATGGTGTTACCAATGGCTTAAAAACTGTTGCCAAAGCCGCTTTTTCAATGAAAGGCGCACTTGTTGCCGCCGCAGGACCCGCCGCCGTTGGCTTGTTAATCAGACAATCCTTAACCGCAGTTGACACTCTTAAAAAGACTGCTGACAAAATAGGCACAACTACCGAAGCGTTAAGCGCATTACAATATGCCGCTGAAATATCTGGCGTTACTGTTGAAACGGTAAACATGGCCGCGCAAAGATTTACTCGCAGACTTGCAGAAGCCGCAAAAGGCACTGGTGAAGCTAAAGATGCTTTACTGGAGCTAAATATAAACGCAGAGGAACTAAAGAAAAAGTCACTAGACGAACAAATGCTTGATCTTGCTGATGCGTTTGCAGACGTACAAAATTCAGCAGATAAAGTTAGATTGGCTATGAAGCTATTTGATTCTGAAGGTGTTGCGTTAGTTAATACATTGGCGGCAGGAAGAAAAGGGCTTAAAGAATTATTTCTTGAGGCCGATGAATTAGGTTTGGTTTTGTCAACCAGAGCCGCTACAGGAGTTGAAAAAGCTAACGATGCTTTATTGCGATTATTTAAGTTAGGTACAGGACTTAGAAATCAAATAGTTGCTAATTTGGCTCCCGCGATAGAATCGTTAAGCACAACACTAAAAGATAAGTTTCTTAAGGATATTAAAGCGGCAGGAGGCAGTGTAGAAGAATTTGGGTTAATACTTGCAGAAAAGCTATTGCAAGGTTTGGCTAATATTCTTTATGGATTTGCTGATGCCGCTAGAGGGATCGCAGAGTTTGCCAATAGCATAATCGAAATGCTTAATTATGTGCGTGATTGGATGGGATTAACGCCTATTGCGACTCAGTTTACTGGTGCATTTGGTGATTCTATTGATAACTTAGCGGGTAATATTTGGCGCGCCAAAATGGGGTTGAGAGGGCTACATGATGAAGCGTCTAGTTTAGCAGATGATGAATACATCCCTAACTATGTTGAGCATTTTGGTGAGGCATTAAAGGATGTAGCAGACAAGCTTAATGATACAAATTTAAAGCTTGAACTGGAAGAACTTGCCAAAACAATGTCAAGTACAATTACTCAGGGCTTTACTGATGCGATTACAGGTGCAAAGTCATTTGGGGATGCTATGAAAAGCATGGCTAAAACTGTCGTAGATGCTTTAATTAAAATGATGGTTCAGTATTACATCACCAAGCCTATACTAGAAGCTTTTGGTGGCGCACTTGGAATACCGACTACACAAGTTACCAAGCAATCAGCAATAGGCGGATCGCAAAATAGAGGACAAGCAACGTGGGTTGGCGAACGTGGCCCAGAATTATTTGTTCCGAATCAAAACGGGTCAATTATACCAAATAACAAACTAGGTAGTGGTGGCGGTGTCGTAGTTAATCAGACCATCAATGTAACCACTGGAGTACAACAGACAGTAAGGGCTGAAATTGCTACACTTATGCCACAGATCGCCAATGCCGCGAAAGGTGCGGTAGCTGACGCAAGACAGCGTGGCGGTGGATTCTCCAAAGCATTGGTAGGAGCATAAAATGCCGTTAGCATTTCCAACAGTAGGTATTCAGTCCATCAATATGCGGTTAAAGCGCACTGTTGCGGTAACTGAATCACCATTTACTTACGATCAGCAAGTGTTCGATCACAAAGGCGCAATATGGCAATGTGAGGTCACTCTGCCGCCTTTAAGCCATGCAGATGCCCGTTCGGTTGAGGCATTTATAGTGGGCTTAAAAGGGCGTTCTGGCACGTTTACGTTCGGCCATCCACTGCATACAAGTACAGCAACAAGTACAACATCAGGCGTATCCGATGCTCGTGATGAAACGCTAACTACAACAGCCGGGTCAAGCGCGGTCACAGCGGGAACGTATTTCCAATTAGGCGACTACCTTTACATGGTCACAGAAGATAAGTCATCAGGGTCAGGCACGTTAAAGTTTCAGCCGCCTTTGCGTGGTCAAATTGCATCAGGCACAGCACTGGATTTCACATTGCCCAAGAGTCTGTGGAGACTAGCAAGCAATGATATAGGGTGGTCAACAGATATTGCTTCCATGTATGGCTTTAGCCTTGCATTTGTCGAGGCCATCTAATGAGCAGAACATTATCAACAGCAATGCAAGCAGTAGCGACTGCCGAACTTGTACGCCCTATTTATCTAGTAGATTTAGAGTTTGCATCAGGTAGCATTTATCTATGGTCTGGGCTTGGCGATCTCAGCTTTAATTCTAATACTTACATTGGCGCGGGTGACTTGTTAAGCATAGGTTCAGTGCAGGAGTCTACAGAACTGACAGCAACGGGCGCACAAATTACATTAGGCGGCATTAAGCAAAGCTTGTTAACTCTAGCTAGGGATGAACCATATCAGGGTAGGCCGCTAACAATCAGGCTAGGCGCATTTGATGAGAATGGTGACTTGATAGCTTCCCCTGTCATTGTATTTAGTGGTTTTATGGATGTAATGACCATTAACGACTCTGGTGAAACATCAACGATTACTGTCAGCGCAGAAAACAAACTAATTGTCTTTCAGAAAACAGCAGTTAGAAGATACACAGCAGAAGATCAAAAGATAGAACACCCAACAGATAAAGGGTTTGAGTTTGTAGCTAAGATTCAAGAAAAAGAAATAGTATGGGGTCGCCCGTCACCCGCATCTATGAATACGGGAGGCAGGAGTAACCCATTAAGGGACTATAGATAAATGATAACGATACAGCACGAAAGTCTGTTAAATGTTAAAGAAGATATAAAGCCGCTACTTGAAGAACATTGGCGGCTTGTTGCGTTAAATCAGGGTAAGATAAAATTAAATCCTGATTGGAAGGAATATTCTAGGTTAGATACGGCAGGAATATTAAAGATATTTACTGCGCGGGATGATGGTGAGTTAGTTGGGTACTTTGTTCTGATAATCAATAAGAGTATCCATTATCAGGATCACTACTTTGCAGTAAATGATGTTGTATTTGTTTTGCCTGATAGCAGGGCGGGTGCAACTGGTTATAAATTAATCAAGTATGCAGAAGATTATTGTCGAGAATCTGGCGTTTCTTTGATGATGATAAATACAAAGGTACACATTCCCTTTGATAAACTAATGTTAGGCATGGGCTTTGATTTAATTGAGCGCGTCTATTCTAAATTTTTAGGAAAGTAAAATGGCAGTAGCGGCAGTAGCAGGGTTAACAAGCGCAATAGGTGCGGTGGCGGCAAAGCTAACTATATTTGGCCTTACTGGATGGGCGGCGGCAGGAGCGGCGTTTGCTATTGGGGCGGGTATGTCTATGGTATCTCGCGCCTTAATGCCTAAACCTGATTTGGGTCAGCAGATGACCGGATTATCTACAACTGTCAGAGAGCCTGCATCCAGTAGGAAAATTGTTTACGGCAGAGCGAGAGTCGGTGGATCAATCGTTTATATGGATAGCACTGGCACTGATAACGAATACTTTCATATGGTTATAGCCATTGCAGGGCATGAGATAGATGGCTTTGAAAAAGTCTATTTCAACGATCAAAAGATATGGGATGGCGGTAGTTTCGTGGGGACTTGGGGAACGTATGTGTATTTAGGTTTGCATGATGGTTCGCAAACAACAGCCGACAGCACCTTAGTTAATGCTTCAGCTCAGTGGACTAACGCACACAAGCTGTTAGACACAGCGTATATGTATGTTCGCTTGAAATATGATGCAGAGCAATTTGCAAATGGGTTGCCTAATGTATCTGCCGTAATTCGAGGCAAAAAGGTTTACAACCCATCAACATCTACTACTGCGTGGTCGCAAAATCCTGCACTAATAGTAAGAGATTATTTGCTTGACTCTAAGTATGGGCTTGCAGAAACATCAGCGAATATTAACGCTACAGCTTTATCAACAGCGCAAACCATTTGCGATCAAAATGTAAGCTTACAGGCGGGGGGTACACAGAAGCGATTTGTAGCCGATGGTGTACTGGATACTGCCAATTCAATACAGAGCAACATAGAAGCATTGCTGAGCAGTATGGCGGGTAAGCTGATTCACTCTGGCGGTGAGTATTTTATTACAGCGTCAGCTTATGTAACGCCAACAGTAACGATTGATGAATCGGTACTGGTTGCGCCTATACAAGTTAAAACCAAGCAGAGCAGAAGATCAATTTATAATGGCGTGAAAGGCGTATTTAATAGTGAAGATGATAATTACATTACATCTGACTACCCGCCAGTAATATCTAGCACCTATAGCGCGGCTGATGGCGATCCTATTTATCTTGATCTACCTTTACCCTTTACTACAAATCATGTCAGAGCGCAGAGAATAGCCAAGCGTGTTTTATTGCAGTCAAGACAACAAACGCAGATAACCGTACCTTGTAACTTAGCCGCATTGAAGTTTAAAGCGGGTGACACAATCATGGTTACAAATACTAAGCTAGGATGGTCATCAAAAGTATTTGAGGTTACGGGCTACGCTCTAGACTTTAGCGCATCAGGCGAAATCATTGTAAACGTGGATGCTATTGAAACTGCATCGGCCATCTATGATTGGACTTCATCAGAAGAAGAAGATTATTTATCAGGCGGTGAAGTTAGCTTGTATGATGGCCGCACAGTTGCCGCACCTACATCATTCGCAGGAACTGCATCAGCCGCAACCAATTTAGACGGTACGACTGTCAGCCAGATAGTATCTACATGGACTGCAAGCGCAGACGCATTCGTTGTTAAGTATGAATATCAGTGGTCAACAGATAATAGTAACTGGAACAGCATAGATGTTGAGGGTACGCAATTTACGATAAGCCCAACTGTCGGTGCGGCTACTTACTACACAAGGGTACGGGCGGTTAATGATATCGGTGTACGCAGTGCATTTGTTACTGCTAACGTAACAGCACTGGGAGATTCAACTGCCCCTGCTGTACCTAGTTCAGTATCAGCAACTGGAGGGCAAGGGTCAATTACTTTGTCATGGACTAACCCGACAGATAAAGATTTTTCAAATGTAGAGATACACAGATCAACAAGTTCAGGCGGCACATATACAGCGGTAGCCAGTGTTGCGGGTGGCTATGGGTTGCCTTCATCGTTTGTTAACGGATCGCTTAATGATTCGACTGCATACTACTACAAGTTAAAGTCTGTCGATTACAGCGGGAATAAGTCAGCGTTCACTGGTGTTGTTAATGCAACTACAGATGCGCCTGCATCGCCACCAAGGGCAGATAATGGCTATGTTTACTATACGGTTTCAAGTGCTAATGCACCTAGTACGCCAAGTGCAACATCGTACAACTACAATACCGCATCATTTGGTGGACTGAGTACAAACTGGCAAAAGAATCCACCAACTATTAATGGAGCAGATGGCAAATTCTGGGCAAGTAGTTTTACAATTACAGAAGCTACATTCGGAGGCGCACAGACAATCACGTTTTCTGCGCCGTTTGCAAGTACACAGTTTGATGGCTTGGTCACGTTCACAAGTTTAAACAATGAACTGGCTGATCCAAACAGTAGCGAAATCACAACCATTAATGGCGGTCTGTTGAAAACAGGAACCATTGATGTATCTAATGTAAATATATCAGGAACTGCAAGTACGGGGATAAATATTAAATCTGCCGCAAGCGGTTCGAGAATGGAAATAGCTTCTGATGTTATAAAGATATATGACGGGTCAACATTGCGCGTCAAGCTAGGTAATCTGTAATGGCTTATGGTCTGAAAGTATATGATGCAAGCGGTAATGTCAGGCTAGACACAACTGACAGAGAGTTTCGTTATGTTTCTTTTCACACTGGCACTGTTTCTGCAAGTTCATCTGTAAACGTATCGGTGAGCGGTATGACCAACGATGGAACGTGGGGGCTTAATGAAACGCAGGGAACAAATATAGACGCAGAAATCAGCATGGGGACAAATCAATTTACAGTAACTAACAACAATAGCTTTAACAGCGCAACGTACAATGTTCAGGTGTTCAGAATATGAGCTATGGCATTGAGGTTACAAACGCATCGGGATTTACTCAGATTGATGGAACGTATGACAATATTTCATCATTTGCTAGTGGCACAGTGACTAGAAGTTATGTGGCGAGTGCATCAACAGAAGTTTTAAATAAAGTTTCATTTCCCGCTAACACGCCAACAGATTATTTAATATTTGCAAAACCTTCAGCGCAAACAACAACAAGGCAAATAACTTTGGCCATATATTCAGATGGGTTTGCTTTTTTTGCTCCATATCAAAACAGCGCGTCATTTTCATTGGATTATTTTATTGGCGTGAGATCGAGAGATATGCCTACTAATACATCCCCCGATTATGGGCTAGAAGTTTATAAATCTAACGGAGAACAGGCGTACAGTTCAAATAATGCAAATTTGCGTGTTTCGGCTGTGTCGTTTGATGATTTAACGTCAACTTCCACTACCCCATCATCATTTACACTTTCTTCTATGAATGGTGTTTATACATTAATGAGCGGGAAAAATTTGGTTGGGAGAAGCCCACAAGGATGGCCTAGCTTTTCTGTACTATATGCTTTTTTTCAAGAGTTTGATTTTTCAGCTAAAACTATAGCGGGTAAAATTAATGCTGTAAGATTATCAAGCCCAAGCCAATCCGGTGCGTTTGGTGGTGGATTTAAAACAAATTTAATTGGAACGCTAACATGATAAAAGTTGCAATGGTTGCACAGAACGGAGAGGTAGCATACACAGTCAGCCCCGCTGTTGATGATATGTATGTTGATGGTCAGGTTTATAATGAACATACGGCTAGACACATAAGCCATGAGTCTGTTGACCGCGAGGTTGTTGAAACGTGGTACTGGAAAGATGGGTGGCAAACTAGAGAAGCTAAACCTTCTGTTTTTCACGATTGGATTGATGAGTCATGGCAATTAAATGCAGATAGGCTATGGCTAGAAATACGGACACAAAGGTTTTATAAACTATCTGAATGCGATTGGACTCAAGTTCCAGATAATCAGCTAACAGATGCTAAAAAAGCAGAGTGGGCAACATACAGGCAAGCATTGCGAAACGTACCCGCTAATAATTCGGATGCAACCGATCTCAGTGATATAATATGGCCGACTAAGCCGGAGTAGAAAATGATTTATCAATTAGTGAAAGACGATACAGGTGTATCAATACAAGCAACCCTAACTAGGGCGAATGATGGCAGTGCGATTAACTGCGAGAACGGCACTGTACGCCTAAAGGTGCGGCAGAAGGGATCAACGACTACCCTTTTTACGGTTACGGCAGGAAACTCAGGCACTAACCTACAGAATGGAATAGCGATATTCCAGTTTGAGGCAGGGCAGTTAGATTTAACAGAAGGTTACTACGAAGGCGAGATAGAAATTACCTTCAGCGATAACACTGTGGAAACTGTATTCGAGACTTTAGAGTTTTACGTTCGCGCTGACTTTGCATGATTAAATTATCTGCGTTTTTAAACAGGGCTTTAGCGAAGGTTGCCGAAAGAAGGGCAAAGGCTGAGATCGAGTTTAATAATGCGATAGCTGATATTAAAGAGCGCAGAGCCAAGGCAGAGATAAGTCACAATCGCGCTGTATTTGAAGCTATATTTATTTCTATCAGGATACTTTCTAAAGAGTTTGCTGATGCAACAGGTGTCGCTGATGCTCTTGCAAAGGTTATTGGCAAGGCACTGCAAGACAGCGCAACTATATCCGATGATTCAACTAACGCCATCGGCAAAGCAAAGTCAGAAAATGTTTCATTAAGTGAACAAACGCCAAAGAATGTAAACAAGCCGAAACAAGATAGCGCGGCAGTTGCTGAAGCGAACGTAAAAGCGTACGGAAAAAACAGCCAAGAAGCTATATCGCTTATCGATACGCAAACTAATGCAGTCGGCAAAGGGTTTAATGAATTACCGCAGATTACAGATGCGCTTGCATTACAGGCATTAAAGTCACTAGCTGAACAGGCCATAGTTACAGATAGCGAAAGCAAAGGTATAGCAAAGGCATTTAGTGATAGTGCAGGGTTTACAGATTCTGTGGTGATAGCTAGGTTGTTTTCAAGGGCATTTACGGAATCGCCTTCTGTATCTGATGTTGCTACCTTCATTGTTAACCTGACCAAATCAGACCAAGCTGACCTATCAGAGCAAATCAGTTTAGCCTACGCAAAAGTTAAAGCTGACAGTGCAGGAATAGGCGATCAAATACATATTGCAGTATCTAAAGGATTAACGGATGCCGCAGGGGTATCTGAAAGCATAGATATTTTACGGCAGAAGGTTTTAAGCGATTCTGCAACGTGGTCAGACGATCACAATATGGATTTCCATAAATTCATAACTGAAGGGTTATTCGCTACGGATGACTTGGATGGTGAAGCGACAGCGCAAGACGATCAGGAAATGTCATTTGTAAAAGTGCGTACTGATCTGGCGGTATTGTCGGACAATCTTGTGAGTACACAAGGCAAGGCAAATAGTGATACAATCGGGTCAACTGATTCTGGTTCTCTGCGCGGCCAAGGTTATGCGGAGTTTAGTTATTTTTTAGAAGATTATGTCGGTTACAGCCGAACTTTTTAGAGGTGCAAAATGTTAAACGAAAACTTAAAACTGCGCGGTGATGTTGCCCTTGTCTTAAAAGACAAAAATGGTAATGTGAAAGAGAAGCGCGAAATCAACAATCTGATTGTGTCGGCAGGATTGACATTTATCTGTTCACGTATGGCGGGTGCATCTGCTAACGTAATGTCGCATATGGCATTGGGTTCAGGCACTACTGCCGCCGCCGCAGGGCAGACTGATCTAGTATCTATTCTAGGCTCTAGAGAGGCGTTAGACAGCAGTACAGCGTCAAGCAACACCATTACCTATGTTTCGTCTTTCGAGGCGGGAGAAGGCACTGGCGCGGTCACAGAAGCGGGTATATTCAATGCCGCATCTGGTGGCGATATGCTTTGCCGAACAGTGTTCTCAGTGGTGAACAAGGAAGCTGACGATACTATGTCAGTTACTTGGACTATTACTCTTACCGCATCTTAATTTAGAAGGGGCTACCAATGTCTACGATTACTACAAGATCGGGCAAAGGATCGCCCCTGACAAATAATGAGGTTGACACTAATTTTACCAACCTTAATACGGATAAGCTAGAGTCTGCTGATCTTGCGGGTTACGCAACTCTATCCGGTGCTACCTTCACAGGTGAAGTAGAGGCTACTGGATTTAATGGTGATCTTACTGGCGCGATTCTGTTTAAGGGTCAGGCGGGTGAGGCATTAACTAAAGGCGATCCAGTATATATCTCAGGTATCAGCGGCAATAAAACCGTAGTTAGTAAGGCAGATGCCAACGATGCAAACAAAATGCCTTGCTTTGGTATTGTTGATGCTACTGTGTCGGCTAATGCGGATTGCTCTGTCGTTACATTCGGAACATTGCAGGGGCTAGATACATCATCATTTAGCGAAGGCGATGAACTATTTGTCAGCGATACAGGAACACTGACTACAACTGCGCCTACTGGCGAATCGTCACAAATCCAAAAGATCGGTAAGGTTACGCGCTCTCACGCTTCAGCGGGTAGCATAAAGGTTATGGGTGCGGGTCGAACCAATGCTGT